ACCTTGATGGCAACAATGCCCTGTTCCGCATGAGATCAGCCAAAGGTCATCAGGTCATGATGAACGACTCAGCAGACTTTATCTACATTGCTCATGCCAATGGTCAAACCTGGATTGAACTGGGAGTTGAAGGCACAGTGGATGTGTATTCCACAAACAGTGTAAACGTTCGCACAGAAGGCACAATTAACTTACACGCCGACAAAGACATCAACATGTATGCTGGAGGCAACATCAGTATGAAGAGTGGCGCGGCTACCAACATTGGTGCAGTGACCACAATGAATCTAGCCGCTGAAGCAGGTATGACCTTGTACAGCACGGCCGCTCTAGGAGTTCGCAGTGATGGTAGTTTGAGTCTGCAAGGTGCAACCAGTTCTTGGCAAGGAGGAACAAAACTAGCACTCAAGGCAGGACGTATTGATCTCAACGGTGGGTCGGCTAAAACAGTAACACCTCCTAAACTGTATCCCAAGCGTACTCTTGATGATACTACTTTTAACAACAGCACAGGTTGGCAAGTTAAAACAGGTGCTCTAGAAAGTATTGTGACTCGGGCACCCACACATGAGCCCTATAAATATCACAACCAAGGGGTGAGTGTGGTAGTAGATTTTGTTGATGGACAGCCTACACCACCGCCCACGGCCGAACCTGTGCCCGCAGGATGGAATTTTCAAGTCAAGTCATGAACGTTTTTAAGTTTATTACCCCAACAGGTCAACAAGTTGAATTGACAGGACCAGCCGGATCCACCTACGATCAAGCCCTGGCTGTTTTTAATCAACAATCAGCGACTGGTAGCCTAACAGGACTACGAGCCGGTGATGTGTTGAACAGTTTGATACAGGCCAAAGGTGGTCTTGCTACAGCCTTGAGTCAAGTTACATCATCGATCACCCCCGGCACGCTGTCACAAATTGCTGGGGCTGTAACAAAAATACCAAATTTGCCAGCATTGAATCCCACTACAATATCAACTTTTGTTAACACGCCAGTACTGGCAGGCAGTACAGTAGGTCCACTATCAACAACACAAGTACAAGGATTACTTTCGTCTACTGCCGCTTCAGTGAATCAGCCGGCTACAGAAATTACCAACGAAAAAGGTCTGGGCACATACGGACTCACGCCAGACCAATTGCAACAGGCAGGCTTAATCAAGCCCGGCACAGCAGAATTGATCAATCAAGACCCTGCAACCTTGGTCAGCACTCTCAGTAGTCCCACAGTATGGACTGGAGTAGGTGGTGCAGACAGTTTGGATTCTGTACTAGCAAATCCAGTCCTACAAAGTGCGGCGCAACAAAGCACATTAGCAACCAGTTACAACAATCTATCTGATTTAGGAATTGTATCTAGCACTACAAATAATCTAATCAATTCTAATACAGACCTGGGTGCAGTGGTCAACAATGCGGCCAACTATGGTGTTAGTGCTACTACTGCCTGGTTAAACAACACAGTAGGTGGGAGCGATATTGGTAAGTTAACAACATCTGCTATTCAATCTGTATTTGGTATAAATTTTAGCACAGTGAACCAATCTGTAAGTGGCGGGGGTAATCCTTTGCAAACAGGTGTTCAAACTCCTCGTGGCTATTCTAACACAGTGAATCGTTCAGTGATAGATGCTAGTTTTAACAGTATTATTGGCAACAACAAAATACCCAGAAATATATTTGCCAATCCCAGTTTGGGAATTGACATACGAACACAGGCTACCCAACTCAGCACAATCAATCAATCAGCATCAATACTACTCACTCAGTTGGCATCAACTGCTGCCGGTGTTGCCGCGTTGTCTCAAATACCAGGAGCAGATAATATCCTGAGCCTACTTAAATCAGGTCAGGGACTTGTGAGTGAAATAAAAGGTGCCGCTAACTTACTTGATCAAGCAAAAAACTTACCCGGCGTCGGTGCGTTGTTAAAAGATGTACCTGGATCAGGAGAAGTATTAGCAGGTCTCCAGGAGTACGGAACGGCAATATTCACAGAAGGACTCGATGCGTTAGGGTTGGATGTTACATCAATTACAAACTTTGATGTTTCGGAGTTACTGGGCGGTGCAGATCAAGTGATAGAAATTGCACAAGAGTATGCCGCAGAGGCTGTTGAGTTCTTTGCTAGTTTCTGGTAATTTAGGAACATAAATACTTGTATGGCCACTTTCATTGGGTATAGCACTATCAATCAATACAAGAAATTTACTCTCACTGACGGTGAATTAGTCAAACGTGATCTTCTCAATGCCTTTAATATTCGTCAAGGTACTTTGCCTGGACGACCTGACTACGGATCTACGTTGCTGGACTATATTTTTGAAAATCAAGACACAACCACAGAACGTGCCATCATAGCAGAAATACAAAGAATTGCCGCTGGTGATCCAAGAATTTACATCAGTGATTTAAACTTTTATCCTCAAGAAAACGGAGTCTTGATAGAATTGCAAGTGCAGATTGTTCCAGGAACCAATTCAGAACAATTAAGCATATTTTTTGACCAAGCAACAAGACAAGCCGGCTTTGTATAACTACGCCGTTTATTTTTGCAATAAATAAAAGAAACGGACTACTATGGCACGAACTACTAGACAAACAGTTGTATTTGGCGTTGAAGATTGGAAAAGAATCTATCAAACCTATCGCGAAGCAGACTTCCAAAGTTATGACTTTGAGACCCTGCGCAAGAGTTTTGTAGACTACATACGTCAATACTATCCTGAAAGTTTCAATGACTACATTGAAAGTTCAGAGTTTATTGCCATGCTAGATGTGATTGCATTCATGGGTCAAGCCATGAGTTTCCGCAATGATTTAAACACCAGAGAGAACTACTTAGGCACAGCCGAACGCAGAGACAGTGTGGTCAAACTGGCTGAATTGGTCAGTTACACTCCCAAACGCAACCAGGCTGCACAAGGGTACCTCAAAGTATTCAGCGTACAAACTACAGAAAACGTCACTGACTTCAATGGCGTTAACCTAGCCAACGTTACTATAAACTGGAATGATCCTACCAACTTCAACTGGGTAGAGCAGTTTACTGCTATTCTCAATGCGGCCTTGGTCAACACACAACGTGTGGGTCGTCCAGGCGCTAAACAAACTGTTGTAGGAGTTGATACGTCAGAATACAGTATCAATCTTGTGCCAGGATTTTTGCCAGTAATTCCTTACACTGCCACAGTAGACGGCATCAACATGCCATTTGAGGCAGTTAACTCAACATCTGTAGGCCGTGACTATGTGTACGAGCCTAGTCCTCTACCCAATGGAATTTTTAACGTGTTGTTCCGTAATGATCAACTGGGTTTTGCCAGTGCCAACACCGGTTACTTTTTTTACTTCAAACAAGGTGTATTACAAAGTCAAGATTTTAATCTTGGCGAGCGCATTGCCAATCGCACAGTCAACATCAATATTGAAGGAGTCAACAACGAAGACCGTTGGTTGTATCAGTTAGACACTGTGGGCAATGTACAATTTGAATGGCAGTATGTACAAAGTGTGTATGCCGCTGCCACAGAACAACTAGCCCCTGATCAAAGAAAACTATTTTCAGTAGTCAGCAGAACCAATGACCAGATCACATTGACCTTTGGTGATGGTGTATTCAGCACTATACCAGTGGGAACGTTCCGTGCTTATGTTCGCGCTTCAAATGGATTACAGTATATTATCAATCCTGAAGAAATGCAAAGTGTGATCATACCTATCAGTTATGTAAGCCGCACTGGACAACTTGAAACAATCACATTCACCTGTGGTATCACACAACCTGTGTCAAATGCACAGCCTCGAGAAACCATTGATGAAATCAAACAACGTGCTCCTGCTAGATACTACACACAGAACCGCATGGTCAACGGTGAAGACTATGTTAATTTTCCCTTCACACTTTACAATTCTATTATCAAGAGTAATGCAGTAAATCGTGCCAGTATCGGAACGTCAAGATATCTTGAGTTAGTGGACAACACCGGCAAATACTCGAGTACCAATACTTTTGGCAGCGATGGTGCCTTATGGGAAGAAAATCAATTGCCAACTTTTGATTTCACCTGGCTAACACGCAACGACATTGCCACTGTGATTACCAACAATGTTCAACCTTTACTGGCCTCCACTGGGTTGAATCAATTCTATTATGCAAACTTTCCAAGACCTGATCTTGTTGTACTGAATTTTACCTGGAATCAGAGCACAACGTTGGCCAACGAAACCACAGGTTATTTTGTAAATGCATCAGGTTTCCCTGCAGCCATCGGAACCTATAGTAGCACTGTTAGCAAATATATACAAATTGGTTCTTTGGTACAATTTGTTCCTCCTGCTGGTTACTATTTTGACAGCAACAATCGACTCAAATTAGGAACACCTTCACAAGACAATGACAAGTTGGTTATTTGGGCCAGCCCTATGGCAATTGTGACAGACGGAACCAATCAAGGTCAAGGCAACTTTAGCAACGGTACAGGTCCAGTTACACTCAACAACTTTGTGCCCACAGGTGCTATTCCTGTTGCAGTTATTCCGCTGTTTGTGACCAACTTGCCTAACACCGTAGTCACCAGCATCACTGATCAAATTTTATTGTATCGCAATTTTGGCCTGGGCTACGACAACGAAACTGCTACCTGGTATGTAATTACCAGCACTAATTTAGCAGTAGATGCACCGTTCAGTTTAGCCAATGCACAAAACACATCAGGAACCAATCAAGACGCCAGTTGGCTGATTGAGTTTGTGACCAATGGAACTACATATACAGTGACCAGCCGTGCGTTGTTTTATTTGTTTGGATCAGTGCTACAAACTAGATTCTTCTTTGAAACTGATCAACGCATCTATGACAGCCGCACAGGCACAGTGATCGCTGACTTTGTGAATGTATTAAAAACCAATTCTAGACCTGATGTAAATATTCCTTTGCCCGGTGATATAAAAATGGCCATTGTTGGCCAACCAGTAGAAAGCGATGGTTATGTCGATGACTATCAGGTGTTTGTGAGTTACCAAGATTCAGACAATGACGGAGTACCTGATGATCCAGATTTCTTTGACGAAATCGTAGCACCTGACGTAAATCCCAGCACCAAGTGGGTTTTCTTTGAAAAGACCGTGGACTTTGACAATCTCCAACGCTACCTTTTGGTCGAACCTGGGCGGGTAAATTCTGAATATGCTACCAAAGATGCAATCGAAGCAGTACTGTTGCAGTTTGTACCTGGACAGATATTTTATGCATACGATCAGGTCATTGGACCATTGGCCGGCCAAACAGGTGCCTTCTATGAACTAGTAATAAGTGGAACAGGTGTGCGTAGTCTGGTTGAAGTGTCTGGCGACTGGCTGGCCAGAGTTGGCCGACAGAGCCTATATTATCAATACAGACACAATGCCGCATTGACCAGTAGAATTGATCCAGGTACCACCAATATCATCGATGTGTATGTGGTTAATCAAGCCTACTATACTGCTTACCAAAATTGGTTAAGAGATGTCACAAACACAGTGCCCAAGCCTGCAGTTCCTACCATAGATGAACTTAGCACAGCATATCAAGGACTCAATGACTACAAGATGATCAGTGACAACGTGGTTGTAAACAGCGTGGTATTCAAACCATT